AATTTTTACAATCAATTTACGTTAGAGATTAGCCCTCTGGTTAAAAACTTCAATCCTCTGTTTGTTATTAAAGATGATGAACACCCCATATTACTAAAAGAGTATCTTGGAAAAAGAGTGTCACTAGAAACTCTTATCATTCTTGATGAGTTGGTTCAGTTTAGTAAAACGTGGAATAAAAAATTGTCTGAAGATTACATATGGCAAGATATTAAAAAACTTATGAATAATTACAAAAGGTTCTTGACTTTAGACAAAGAAAGGTATAGAATGAACTTATTAAATCTAATAGAAGGAGTTTGATTAAAATGGATTTAGGTGAAGTTGTTACCGCTGAAAGGGCAGAAGTTGCAATTAAAGCGCTAGACGTTGTTGAAGCAGAAAACAAGGAACTCATTAAACGAGTTAAGAAATTAGAATTTGATTGCGCTGAGCTGTCAAAAATTAATTCTGAATTGAGTGAACGAGTAAAGAAGCTTGCAACAAGACAACCATCTTGGCCAAAAGGATTTCGTCCTCAAGGTCGTAGGGATCACAACAGGAGAGATGACAGACGATAACTAATTTGCTGGTATAGTTAAACGGTATAACAGTTGCCTTGTAAGCATCAATTCTAGGTTCGATTCCTTGTATCAGCACCACATTACAATAAAAGAAAAGAGGGCGTAACATGGTAAACAAAATACTAACACTCACATTAATTGCACCAAATAGAAAGACGCCCAATAGTAATATGCGGTGGTTTGCTCTTGTTCTTGCATTGATGAGTGTTATGCTTCTTGCATCAGGAAATGTTAATGCTCAATGGGTGGGTTGGTTATTGTCTTTAGTTGCTTGTGCGTTTTGGGCAAACTTTGCAAGGTTAGACAAAGATACACCACGAATGTTAATGGAATTATTTTATCTTATGGCATCTATATGGGGGATATACAATTGGCTATAGAAGTAACACTTAAAGATCGTATGGGAAGTGACTTATCTGTTGTTAATGCAGCGAGAGTATCTTTTGATAAAGAGTCAGAATGGGATAAGGGATTTTCTGGTGAAATTTGCGAAGGACTTCTTAGTCGTGGCGACCAACGACTTATAGCTTATCTTGCAAAACACAATCATTGGAGTCCATTCGGTCACGCATCAATGCAGTTTAGAATCAAAGCTCCTGTATTTGTTGCAAGACAATTAGTCAAACATCAAATTGGTTTAACGTGGAACGAAGTATCTAGAAGATATGTTAGTGATGATCCATCAATCTATCATCCTGATACATGGAGAGCAGCTGCAACAGATAAGAAACAAGGTTCTGATGAAGAAAAGACTATAGAATGGATTAAAGATAGTTATCCCGAAACTGCGTATAGTGAGTATGATGAGGACATAAGAGTTAGCACTTTATACAATAAAGCTATTAAACACACAGTTGAAGTTTACAATATATTAATTGATGGTGGTGTTGCACCAGAACAAGCACGAATGATTCTGCCTCAGTCTATGTTTACAGAATGGTATTGGTCTGGAACACTTTATGCATTTGCAAGAGTATGTAACCTAAGATGCAAACCAGACGCACAAATTGAAACACAAATAGTTGCAGATGAAATTGATAAAATTGCAAAGGAGTTATTTCCTGTAAGTTGGGAACAGTTAAGAAAATGAAAGCTTTAGTTATTGGTAATGGAGAATCGCGCTCGTGGTTCAATCCAAGTAAAAACAATATTGGTTTGGACGGAGTTAAAACGTGGGGTTGCAATGCAATTCATCGTGATGGCGTGGTAGACAATCTTGTTGCAGTTGATTACGGAATACAACAAGAAATTGTTAAATCTGAATATCCACTTGAAAATAAATGTTGGTTTACAAACTGGTCTGTTGTTCCAGATTTTGTAGCAGACACAATGTTCATGGGGTATAACATACCCGAATCTTTTATTCATTATAGTGGAGATGGTCTAACTGGTAAATGTGTTATCTCAGGCAAAGACCCTGCTACCTTACAAGAAAAAATTGATACGGCTATGCATATGAATCCAGACTTAGATGCAGATGACCTTCGTGTAAAAATGGAAAAAGATTCTGGTGTCTGGATTACCTATGTTACTGGTGAAGAAAGAATATGTCCTGCTGGAGATCATTTGCGTGGTTTGTCTGCGGGCAATGCCGCACTACATTTAGCATGTGATCCACCTATACACGAAACACTTGGCAGATTTCCTGTTAAACCAGATGAAGTATATATGATTGGATATGACCTATCATCGTATTCTAAACCACTAAATAATATGTACAAGGGTACAGAAAACTATCTCCCAGCAAACGCAAAAGGATTTAGCTCAGTAAATTGGGGTAAACAACTGAAGGGTATTTTTCATGAATTTTGTGATACTACTTTTTATTGGGTTGATGCAACAGAAGAAGGTAAGACATTAGCAGATGTGTTTCATTTAAAAAATATAATACACATTAATAAAGATGAATTATGCGAGGAGTTAAAAATAACATGAGTGGAGTTCCTATATTTCCAACAGGGATTGTAAAACAGTATAATAGTCCAATACCATTTATGGAGACTATTGATCTAAATCAATTTTCATATGAAAAATTTAAAGGTTCAACGAAACTAAGAACGGAAAAATATTTAAATATATTGCTTGACCCAGCAATGAAAGACATTGCAACATGGATTGAAATGCAAGCTAAAGATTACCTAGACAACGAACTTGGTTTAGAATACGAGGAGTTTTTCTTTTCAGAAAGTTGGTTAAATGTTAGTGGTAAGGGTGGCGAACAAGGAATACACAATCACTCTAACTCAATCATTAGTGGAACATATTATTTAAAGTCAGAGGACGGACACCCACCACTTGAATTTTACAGGTCAAAGTATGACGGTGTACCATTCATATCTCTTACTGAACACTACAAGCAGGGAAACCCAAACACAGCTTCTAAGCTGTCGTTTCCTTGCACACAAGATTCTATGATTATTTTTCAATCTCAACTCTATCATGGTCATGTACCAAATGAACTTGAAAGTGAAAGGATTGGAATTTCATGGAATGCTCTTGTCAATTTTAGACAAGATGACAAAAGTATATATAGAGTAAGATTTGTTCAAGAAGATACTTGACATTTCTGATACAACTGTATATAATACTATATTAACATACGAAAACATACATTTACATAAGGAGAAAAATATGTCGTTAAGTTCACTTAAAAAGTCCAATTCTTTGGACAAACTACTCGGAGCAGTCAAAGAAGAAAACGCACCACAAGAGAAGAAGTCCTACAAGGATGAACGAATCTGGAAACCTGTAATGGATAAAACTGGTAATGGCTATGCTGTTATTCGTTTCCTTCCAGCAGTTGACGGTGAAGATATGCCTTGGGCAAAGGTCTGGAATCACGCATTTCAAGGCCCAACTGGTCAATGGTATATTGAGAACTCTCTTACCACACTCGGTCAGAATGACCCTGTATCAGAATTAAATTCAGAACATTGGAATTCTGGTGTGGAGTCTGATAAAGAGATTGCTCGTAGGCAGAAACGTAAGTTGCAATACTATTCAAACATTTACGTTGTCAAAGATGGCGCAAATCCTGAGAATGAAGGTAAAGTATTCCTTTATCGCTTTGGTAAGAAAATCTTTGACAAGATTATGGAAACCATGCAACCAGCATTTGAAGATGAAAGTCCTATAAATCCTTTTGACTTCTGGCAAGGTGCTAACTTCAAGTTGAAGCTTCGTAAGGTAGACGGTTATTGGAACTATGACAAGTCAGAGTTTGAAGCACCATCAGCATTGTTTGACAATGACGATGAGATCGAAGCAGTATGGAAGAAGGAACACGCTCTTTCAGAGTTTACTGCTCCAACAAACTTCAAGTCATATGATGAGTTGAAAACTCGTTTGGACATGGTTCTTGCTGGAACTACTAAGGTAGGAAGTGCAGCTGCAATTATGGAAGATGCTCCTAAAGCAGCTCCTGTAGTTGATACTGCTCCTGCTCCTGCACCATCAGTAACACAAGATGATGAAGATGATACTATGGATTATTTTCAGAAACTTGCAAACGAATAGTAGAGATACTATGAAGAGCCCTCTATTGAGAAATCAATAGGGGGTTTTTTTTTAGTAAGACAGATTTAGTGCAGCGACTGTCGGGTTAGGATTTGCCATAGCTGTATTCATGTGGGTTGCGCTAGAACTTGTACTACTATTAACAACATTAGTTGATGGTGCATTAACCACTACTGGAGTTCCACCACCACCAGATCGTTCTACCCCTGCTTGATTTACTCGATTAGCTCTTTCAGATTTAACAAGGTCAGCACCAGTAATATCTCCTTTTAACAAACTCATTGCTTTAGAATATTCGGCCACTGCAGCTGCGTTTTTTATTATTCCACTTTGGTTGATATTCATATCACCAAATTCTTTCAATTTATCTAATGGTGAGTCACCACCAAACAATTTTACTAACCCACTTGCCATTCCACCTATAAAACTACCAACACCAACAGATGCTTCTGCACCACCAGCCATTGCCATTGCTTTAGAATAACTGACTAACCCTTTTGCATTTGCTGTTGCTTGTGCAGAATTAATTTGTGTGTCACCAAATATTTTAAGTTGTTCTAGTGGGGTTAGTTTGTCCTTTCCACCAAAGAGTCCAGCTATAGAACCAACAAGACTACCAACTCCCTCAACAGCTTTACCTGCGCCAAATGCAGCCATACCAGCACCTATCGCAGCAATACCTTTACCAACCTGTAATAGTTTATTACCATCAAGTTCTTCAAAAGATTTAAAACCACTCGACAGTGTTGGCATTGCTTTTCCTAGCAAATATGAAGCTCCTGCAACAGCACCACCCACTAACACTATTGCAGCTGCAAATGCAGCTGCTCCAATTGCTACAGCGGGATTTGCAAACGCCATAAATCCACCTGCGATTCCTCTGAGAATTCCACCAAGACCTTTGCCTATTCCTTTCCCTATATTGGCAATACCCTTTCCAGCACCACCACCTTTACCACCACCTTTTGCAATTGCACCACCTTTCGCAGCTGCACCACCTTTACCACCACCAATACCAGTTAATTTACTTGCAAAACTACCAATCCCACCCAAGAAACCCTTTACTGCTTTAATAAGTGGAGCAAATTTAAATGCAGCAAATAAAGCTGCAGCTGAACCTATTCCAAGAACTATACCACCAATTCCACCTTTGTCACCAAATAGTGCTTTGATGCCGTTTATGAAACCGCCACCTTCACCAAAGAACGCATTATAAAATTCTTGTAATTTAGGAACAAGTACATCTACAATATAGTTTTTGGTGTCTTCCCAATATGAACTATTTAAAAATGCTACCAATGCAAGTGCAAAACCAGCAACTAGTGTACCTTTAAGTATAGCCATTATTCCTTTACCAGCAGACTTTAACTTTTCTTTTGCACTATCCCTTAGAAAATTCATTCCACCAGCAATCTTACCAAGAAGTCCTTCTTGTTTTGCAGCTAATGCTCGTTGTTCATTCTTTATTTCTTTTCGTGCAGCTGGACTATCTGCATTTTTTAATCTTTCTGCTAATTCTGCCTTTTGAACTTCATATTGTAATTTATTAAATTCCTTACTATCTGTTGCAACTTGACCATTTTTTTCAAGTTGAGCTTTCATTTCTTCTACTTCTTCTTTACCAGACCATTTAGTTCTTCCTTGGACTTCTGCTGCTTTCATTGCATCTTGGTGTGCTAATGTTCTTCGTTGAAACTCAGCATTTTGAGCAGGATCGCCACCACTAGCTTTAATTGCTTCTTCTAGTTTGTCTAACCCTACTTTTTGGTCATCTAATTGTTGTTTTGCTTCTTTTCTAAGTTGTAATTGCTCTACACTAATACCCAATGCTTCTGCAGCAGACCTAGATACTTCTAGATTAATATCACTGTCTAATTTTTGGGCTTTCTTTATTTGCTTCAGTTCAGCTCTAGCCGCAACAGCTTCTTTTCTGTTACCCTTCCCATTTGCCTTCGCTTCTTTGTCAATTGAATTCAATTCCTTCATTCTAGCTGTGCGATCTTTCTCAGCTTTTTCTGCCTCGGCTTGCCGACCCTCTTCCAATTTTTGCATAGTTTTTTTAAGGTCACTTATTGATGAAACTATTTCGTCTGCCATCTGACTGTCCTATTTCTTAGGTGGTGTTTTTTTAGACATTGCTTGTGCGCCAAAGAACGCGGCAACAATACCAGCAACAGCAATGAAGTAAACTCCTGCCATATCACCTAGTATCTTTGCAGCTGATTCAATACCAAATATAACTGATATAACAACACACGCTGGATACAACAACATGCCTGCAAGTGCAAACCATGCCATGTTGCGTTGTGCATCCCTCATTGCATCTGCATCTTCTAGTTCTTTGCGTTTGAACTCTAAGTACATCTGCTCTTCTTCTTTGGACACATTACCATCACCATTAGAGTCTGCTGGGTGATAATTATTTTTTTCTTCTTCTTCTGCCATAACTTTTCCTATTTCATTTTTCTATTTTCTTGTTCCTGTCTTTTCTTTTCCTCTTCCAAAAAATTCATCAACAGTCCTATGTATATCTCCCTTTCCCAAGGTATCATTTCTTCTAACTCTGTCAAACTCCAATTGTGATGTTGCATCATCCCAAAATTCATTTGATAATAATTTTCTAACGAGTCATGAGAAAGGGCTATTCGAAAAAACTTTGCAAACCCTCAATTGGGATTATACTTTTAACTTTTGTCTTGGGATTTTTAACCTCAAGATTATATGATAATTTAGGCATACTCGTAAAAAACTCACCAACAGCTTCGAAGTTTTTTGAAGACATGCTGTCAATAAAACCATCTAAATCTTTACTAGACATATCAACTCTTCGGTGTACTGTTTCACCATCATGAACTTCATGTATGCATCTTTTTATCATTTCAAATAATGATTTTGTTTCTCCAAGTGCATTAAATCCTTTCATGTCACCAAGACAGGGATAACGCATTACGACACTAACATCATCTGTAAGAGAAATAACATTCGTGTGGTCTTTTTTCATTTGGACATTAACTTCTTCCAAAGGAATCGAAACATTTACTTTAGTTTCTTCGTCATCTGGACAGGTGACTCTTAACTCAGCTATCTCTCCGACAGATTTACTTCGTATTTTTAGAAACACATACTCAATGTCAAACATTGGCATCTTGTATGGGTCAACATCATCTGCAACACAATCATTTATAATTTGAGCAAATGTATTTTCCATCACCTTTTCATCTTCTGATTCTTGAGCAATCATCAATGCTTTTTGTTCTTTCACAAGAAACGGCCTATATTTTATTGTCGCTCCTGTTGATGGTAAACTTAATTCATAGTTTGCATTATTTAGTTTAGGTAAACCCATAATTTTAATCTCCGTTTATAATCTATTCAATATTTTTGGTATTGATCCTGTTATTTGTCTTTCAACTGATCCAAAAAATGTAGTCACTAGTCGATCAGTTAAACTTGGTGCTTGAGCATTAATATCAAGTTGTGTCCAATATCTAAAAGAAAAACTTACTGTGTTCTTTATGATTTCATTGTTTGCACCTTGATTTAAATCTGTTCCTTCAATTGTCTTTGGAAAACATTCCCAAAGTTTAACTCCAAATCTTCGATTGTCTTCTCTGTCTAATAG